TAATTCCATAGCTCTCTTTGTTTCTGGTCTTACTCCTACTTCATTAGCTTTTTCTGCCTGTTTTGTGGTATCCTCACCAATTTTTCCTTGTATAGCTTTTCCTACACCCATATTGTTAATTGCTGTACCTAATAAAGCCCCACCACCAGCTGCAGCTAAAATTCCTAAAACTGGTAACATTGCTGCCATTCCACCTGCTCCAGCAGCACCCTCAGCTGCTCCTGCTGTACCTGCTATACTCTCACCAGCCCCAGCTAAACCTTTACCTTTACCAAATAGACTTTTTATATTTCCAAGTAAACCACCTTTTTCCTTACCACTTTCTTCACCTTCAAATTCACTAGTAAATCTACCCTTTGCATCTCTTTTCTGCTTTCTATTTACACCTTTATTACCTTCAGCTTTGTCTTCTTCCTCTTCATCTTCTATATCTTCTTGCTTAATAACTGCATCATAGATAGATTTTGTCCATTTGGCAGACATAGCAGCACCATTGAAGAAACTATTCAATCCCTCAGATACACCTTTTGATAAATCTGCTACAGTTAAACTTACACCAGAACCACCTTTTAAACTATCCTTTAATCTCCCTATTATTCCACCAAAAGGTCCTTCAGCACTTTTAACAGCTTCATCTTTTATATCACCAAACATATTGTTTTTTGGTTTACTAACAGCTTCTTGTGCTTCTTTACCTAAAGTATTTCCTTCTTTTTCCGGTAAAGGTACTTGACTTGCTGTTCCACCTGCTTTTGCATTTCTAACAGCTTCTTGTGCTTCTTTACTCCACCCACTCATATCCATTTCTTCCCCATCAGATGTAAAAACTTGTGATGAACCTTGTCCAGATGTTGCATTGTTACCATTACTTTTATTACTATTGTTATTCCTTCTTGTGGAACCATGAGCACTACTATTTCCACCACTACCATTTAAAGTTGAGGAAACTACTCCTTCACTATCTACATAAAATGGCATATCTTGTTGTTTCTGATTGTTAGTTGCACTTTGGTAAGGATTGTATGCCCCAGCTTTTGCTTTGTCAGCAGATGTCATACTAGCTGCAGCTTCCTGTTCTAAACTCTTTGCTTCCTTCTTATCCTTCTTACCTTTTTCAATACCTTGCCAAGTACCTGCTAATCTACCTAAAGTTCCACCAGCATCAAGACCAAAACCTGAAAGAGACTTTACTCCTTCACCTAAAATATCTTTAAACATATCTGGAACAGAGTCATTATACCCTTTTTGGAATTTTTCAAACTTACCATAAAGTGTATCTGGTTCTTTAGTTAACTCTTCTGTTCTACTTATAAATATCTCACTACTTTTCAGTATGCTATCTGTTTCTAAACCTTGTTTCTTTAGTTCCTCATTTGTTTCTTTAGATTTATCAGTATCTGTTTTTAACTGCTCATTTACATCTTTCAATCTTATGTCTACTGATTTTATATCTGCTTTTATTTTTTCTATTTCTTCGTCATCATGTGGAAAAGAATTATCAAGAAGACGTTCTATATGTTTTATTAAATCTTCTACAGACTTTTTATCCTGCTCTAATTTCTTACCTTTAAATCCACCAGAATGATAAAGTTTACCAATAAGGGTATCATAAAATTTAATGACATCCTCTTGGTATTTCCTTTTAAAATTTGTAAGAGTTTTTCTTAACTCTGGTGTTAATTTATCAGTCATTAATTATTACCTTTCCTACTTTCTATCTCATCATTTTTCTGTTTGCACAATCTGCTATACAGATATTCATTATCTTTTGCATCATTAGAATCAAAATCAGAAATAGACATATGCAAATAATATAATAAATTAAACTGTGTCTCCAACAGCTCTTGCAAGGTTTTCCCCATAAGGAAGAAGCATTTCAAGTCGAAAGGGAACTGGCATAACACCAGTACCTCCACAATCTGGGCAAGTATATTTAGAAATCATTTTTGGCCCATGTTTAAATTTATCATGAAAAGCACGAATAAGCATAATATCTTTAACATCTAATTTCTCTAAATACTCAACATTATCCCAAATACTTTTTTCATTAACAATACTTAAAGCATATCTATATAACCAAACATTTTGATTTGATTTTTCTAGGTCGTCTATATCTATAAGGTCCCTCACACGCAATAATCTCAACTTTAAAAGATCACCAGAAACAGGTAATTTAACTTCATAAGGTTCTTTAAAATTTTCTGGCAACTGTATTATTTCTAGTTGAGACAGATCTACCTGATAATTTTTAGTTGAGTAACATTTTGAACATTCGTGGGAAACAGAAAAGAATTTTGAATAACTGTTAATTGTAAGGTATAAAACAAACCACAAACGATCACCACTTGTTAATTTGTTTGGGTCAATCCCTTTCAATACATTTTTAAGAACTGTTACAAATCTCTTTTCAAAATTCTCTGTGGTCAGTTCTGCCAACAACTTTTCATCTTTTCCTCTAAATGTGGTAATAGTTAGAGGCCCAGCAACACCATTGTTTAATAACTCTGGATATACTAGACCTCTGCTTGGAAGTTCTTCTGAAATGTTAATTACTTTTTCCATGTGCTGCTCCTTTTTTGTTTTTATGTGGGAGTTTTGTTTGAGACTGTGTTTAAAATATGTCTTGACTTTTGCGGGTAAATATAGTAGAATAAATTTAAGAAATAAAGATAATAAAAGAAAGGTAAAAATAAAACTATGGAAACAATACAAATTACAGAACAATCTTGTGGAAATTGTAAATGCTGGCATGGTTCAAGATCATTTAAAGGTAATATTACTATTTTAGAATCAGCTGAAGCAGAATGTTCCGTTCAACATATGAAGAGGGGTAGAAGATCAAATATTTGTACTAAGTTTGTTAGGGTTTAGCTGGTTATCTTAAGAGTGTAATGAGCATATTTCCATACCCTATTGGGGCACCATTCATGTAGGATGTTATATTCTCACTCTTTGAATACCTTCCTAATGAGCATCCTCTTAAGTCATAAATTATAATTTCATCATCATTTTCTTCAAATTCACCTAATGGTATACCTTGGGGATTTTTTATAAAATCTCTACCATTTTCTTTTAATTGTAATTTTTCAAGTATTTTGATCTTCTGTAAATTATTTATTAAATCATTATTCATAATTTTCCTTGACTTATATGTAAAATAGGTTATAATATAATTATGGGGGTGATAAATATGTCAAACATAACTGTAATTAAAAATAGTGGGGGTCAACCAGTTGGTGAATTAATCGATAAAGGTGATCGTATTGTTGCTATGGGTTACACACCAAATGAGGAATTAGCTTGGTATCAAAAAAGTGACAATACAACTAGAGGACCAAGTGGGATAATAGCAGAGGGTAACATACTATCTTGTTTTTTCTTCCCTGTACAGCATAGATCAGTATAGTTAGGATAAATCTGTATACTCAACCTTGTCACAATTAAAGGTAACTTGTACTTCAGTAACTTTTCCATTACTATATGAAGAAACATAATAAGGAAATTGTGTAGGAAAACACCCAGTCATCTTATATTGTCCAGTTAATTGCCCATTAGTTGAGATAAAGTGACAGTATATACTAGCTTGATACTGGGATTTTACAGAAAACAACCCATCCTTGCTAACCATCAAATTTTTCCATACAGATAAATAGTCTTCTAATATGTTAGGACTTGGTACTAGGAACTTCATAAAAAACATTGGAACTGCCAATAACCCAATTTGTCCACTAGAATATGGTCCTACAACTAATTTATTAACAGCAAAAGCATAGTTACCGAATTGTACATGGTTTATTAATTTTTCTATGGAACTTGTATCACCTACATTAGTAGTTCCAATCATTGTTGGTAATTTTACTTCCCACAAATAATTTCTTTGAAAGCCTTGGTTGCTATTTCCCAACCCTGCCTTTAATGTAGAAATTCCCATAGTATTGGATTGCTGTGGCATTACTTTGTTCCTTAGTTTTATTGATCTTAACTAACTGTTTAAGTTTCTTATATTATCCTGGACTTAAATAAGTTTAATAATAATTATATTTTAAAAATGTTTCTTTTTCATCTATTGCCATACTTCCTCCAACTAGGTTAAGAGGGCTAGTACAGAGTTGGCTGTACAGGTTAATTAGACTTTTCGCCCATTTATTACATTATTTTATTGATTTTTAATTAAGATTTATCTAATTTTGCTGCAGATTATTGAAGATTAAACAAAGAAATTAAATATACTATATATACTATTATATAGCTAATCACCAACTTTTTAAAAACTATTTTACTTATTTTTAATCAACATTAGTTTCAAATGTGTCAAAACTAAATGTTACATCATATTTAAGTAGAGCAGTACCATCAGTATAGTTTAAAGCAGGTTCCCCAACATCTGATATCCATGCATTTTTTAGCTTTATAACTAATGTATCATTACCTTCAACATCTTGTAATGCACAGAAAACATCAGTTTGGTATGGACCGTTTGCCTTACCTGTAATCGCATCCACCATTTGGTTTTGCCAAGCTCTTATCATTGTGTATATTGCACAATCTTCCCCCTCCCTAAATTTTACAGTCCATTTGTGAGTTAAAGTATCACGACCAAAAACTACAATACCAGGAGTTTGTTTATAAGGTATTTCAATCATAGTATTAGAACGTTTTGGAATAGTTGTTGACTCTGCTCTTACAGTTACCATACTTGGTAAAATAGTACTTCCACCTTGTGGTGTAGGTATGCGGATTTCAAATAAATTTCCTCTCGCCGGATTTGTCAAATTAGCTTTTAGTGAACCACATTTTTGTTACTTACTTTTTAGGTAAGGATTGAGCATTTCTGTCAATCTCTGTAATTTACACTACAGATCGGACTATACCACAATCCATTTCTGGATTCCCCTTGGTAGTCTCTGAGGGCTTACTTATTTCTAAGTCTATCCCTGCTGATTGTCCTATTTTATTATAGGATTTTCCAGCATATTCAGGGTTTGCATCAAAAGTTACCTTCTGATGGCGCTAGTAATGTCAACGCCCATTAAATTACTTGCCATAATATTTCTCCTTTATTTGTACTTTTCTTAAATAAATTGTTTTACTATTTTTCTACTGGCCTATCTAATTTTATTTAGCAGGAACTTTTATATTAAATTATTTTCAGCCTGTATTATTTTACTGGCCTGTTCCAGCTGCTATTGACTGAGTAAATGAAACTCCAGTTGGGGTCACGATGCATGAAAGCACGATGATCTCAGCTACACGAATTGGGTGCAGGAACAGGTTTATGTAAAGAGTCTCACTGTCTATTGCCTGTGGTGGATTATTTTGATCATCGATCTGCACAAGATACCCTTTTGAGTCAGTTGCTGTAAGTTCAAAAGCTCCTCCGGCTGATAAGGTATCCAAGTACATTTCCATCATAGCTTGAATTCTAAACCAGGTATCTTGATTATCTGGTTCAAATACATAACTTTGTAATCCAATGCTTATAGATTTTTCAATTACAATTAATAATCTTCTTACATTTATTCTATTCAAAGCAGAGTCTACAAACTGTTGAGTTTTCTGACCCCAAATAACATTACCTTCCCCTGGGAAAGTCTGAATAGGGTTTATACCATTTGTATAAAGTAAATCCCTGTCACCTTGTGCCCATATTGGAGATACTGAAAGAACAGGTAACACACCTCTGTTGAGACCAGCTGGAGCAGCCCA